CGTCAGCTTGAAGTAGCTGGGCGCGAGCCGGTGCGAGATGGCGTTCTCGATGCCGGCGCGCACGTGGACCATCGGGTCGTCGCCGACCGAGAGCCGCACCGCGGTCTGCGGACCGGCCGACTCGCCGCCGCGCTTCCGCATTTCGTCGAACACGGACGACTGGCACTCCTCGAGGGAGCGGCCAGCGCTGATGAGGCCTTCCTCGAACTCGGCCGTCACGCGCGCCACCCGGCAGGCCGCCCGGATCCCCAGCACCCGCTTGCGCTCGGCGTCTCTCGCCAGCTCGGCGTCGGTCGGCTCGACCGGGGTTTCGGTGGCCCCGGCAATGCGCGGAGCGATCGGAGCGCCAGGATCGAGCGGGTCACGTTCGACGATCGTTTCGGAGGTCTCGGGCTTCATAGTTCGGTTCTCCAGGGACGGACCCGCCGCGACGTCGCGGACGGTGATGGTGCAGGGGTTCAACTCAGGAGCGGCGGCGCCACGGGTCTGCGCGCCGGCGTCGGCCGGCATCGGGACCATGGAGATTTCGAACGGCTCCCAATCGGTCGCCGTTCTGGTCGGAATCGCGCCGTTCTTGCCGGCGACTTCTTCGAATGCGTAGATTCGGTATCCGACGCTAACGTTGCGGACCAGGCCATCGCGCACGTCCTGCCAGATCGGCGAGACCTCGTCGCGTTTTGAGAACTGGACCGTGGCGAGGCCTTCCCCGCCGCGCACTTTGGCGCTGCCGGGGACGACCGCGCCGAGCATGTCGTGGACGGAATAGGCGGAGTGTGAATCGAGGAGCGGCGCGCCGGCGTTCAGCCGATCGAGCCGAACCGCCTTCGGTTCGAGTGACAACTTCTCGATGTACCGTTCGCCGGTCCACCAGTCGCGGCGTTCGACCGCCGCGCCCGTGCTGAAGATGAGATTGACCGTACGGGCCGCGTCGTCGAGCGACGCCGGCGTGATGGCCGCACGCAGGGACAACGGCGGGAGCGTGGTGCTGCGGTCCTGCGCGGAAGGGGCCACGGTCCTGAGGGTGCCCGAACCCACGCGGAGGCGGAAGGGCCTACCTTACCGTTTGGTGGCGTGTGGTGGCGTGTGGTGACGAAATTACCAGGACGGGCGACCGTACCGATCGGCATCGGCGCGACGAATCCGGAAGCGACCGCTCGGCAACCGAAACGCCGGCAGGGCCCCCTTCCGGATGTCCCGGTAGACGGTGTTCAGGTGCACACCCCAGGAGGCGGCGAGCCGCGAAGGCGAGATGACATCGCCGCGGTCGGCGTGGTCGACGCTGCCGCGGCTGGTCACGTCGGCGGGTTTCATCATGCGTTTCTTCCTCCGATCATCAGCCATTGAGTTGTGGCGCCGGAGGCATCCCATCCGTCTTCGCGGTGCCCTGCAGCTGGCCAGCCTGCGTCAACTTGCGCGGATCGCTGTCGAGCAGAATCTTCAGCTCGTCGAGCCGGGTGTTGTCCGCGGCGATCTCGGTGAGTACGGCCTCGGGATCGTACCCGAGCTCGCGGAGCGCCTCGGATTGACTGCAGAGGCCGTTCCGAATCCGCCGCTGGTATGCCAGGCCTTCGTTCACCGGGTCAATCATCGGCGGCGGTTCGGTCGTCCAGTGCGCGGCAGGCGCGTCCTTGGTCAGTCCGAGGATGACGGCCGACTGCATCGCCCAGGTCCAGACCGGATCGCAGAACTGCGGAATAACAATCCGCCAGCGCCAGTCTTCCACGCGCGCCCAATGGCGGAGCCGCGACATTCGCGCCGCGGAGAATGGCAGGCCGTCATAGTTGCCCGTGAGATCTTCGTACGTGACGCCGAGCCCGGTCGCGATCGCGCGCAGCTGCGTCTTCGAGTAGGCCTCGTAATCGGTCGTCTGTGGCGGCTGGACGATGTCGACGCTGCGTCCGGGCGGAACGTTCAGGATCGCGCCGGGCTCGAGCTGATCCACCGCCGGCGTCACGGTGTCGTCGGCGGTCCCGAGCGACGGCGCTTCCCCATCGGGATCGGTCGTGAGCACCGCGAGGCAGGCGGCAATCTTCTGCTTCATGAGCGTCGCGTCTTCGTATTCGTCGAAGTCGCGCGCGCGCAGCAGGACCGGCGCGAACCAGCTCGGCGCGCGCACCTGGCCCGGACGCGTCGGCTTGAAGATGTGCAACACGCTTTCCGCGGGCACCGGCTGCGAGGTCGCCCAGTGGCCCTGCAGCGAGCCCGGATGTTCCTTGAACAGCCAATATGCGACGCGTCGACCGATCGCGTCGAACTCGACGCCCTGGACGATGCGTCCCCCGTTCGGCGTGTCGATCAGATCCTTGCTGGTATCGAGAAAATCGGGATCGAGCACCTGCAGCTGCAGCCGGAGCGGAATGCCATCGCCGGCCGCGCGCAGGCGCCGTCGGACGAGCACCTCGCCCGATTCGGCCACCGTGCGCATGACGAGCTTCTGGAGGCCGGCCAGGTCGTGCCGGCCATCGGCATCACACGCGGTCGAGTCGGCCCAGCCCTGCCAGGCGGCGAGCGCGCCGGGATTCGTCGTCTTGGGTCGGCCGACGATGCCGCCGCCCACAGTGTGATCGGCGATCGTCGCGAGGGCGCTTTCGGCGTAGGGATTGTTGCGGACCAGATCGCGCGCTACCTCGCGCAGCCGCGCCAGCGCCGGCCCGATGACCGCGTTCGCGTCGCCGGCGGAACGCCGCCAGCCCTGCGTGCGCCGGCCGACCGAAGCAGCCTCGTAATGCCGGACGAGCTGCGCCTGGGCGACCCGGGCCCGCAGCCGTTTGAGGGTCCACCGCGGGGCGATGGGCGCGGTGAGCCGGTCGATCCAGTGCGGCGACGAGGACGTGGATTTCATAAGGGTCTCACCCGGCCATGGCGGTCGCGCGCTGTCGCTCGAGATCGGCGCGGGCATCTGCCGTGCGCCAGGCGCGGACGAGCGGCGCGCAGCCAGCCGGCACCGGTCCGCCGTCGAAGATCGCTTTCCGGAGCGCGCTCTTCACGTGCACGATGCGCGTCACGAGCGGATCGAACTTCTCCCAATGGCTGTCTTCGCAGTTCCACTCGAGGCACGGCAATTTCAGGAGCGTGACACCGGACGACCGCCCTGATTCGAGCATGGCGCCGAGCGAGGCCTGATTGATGCCGCCGAACTTCACCCGCCAGTCCTGGTGATACTTGGCCTGGCCGAGCATCTTGAGATTCTCTTGCCACCAGGCCGCGACGAAGGCCTGCACCGCTGGCGAGATGCGGAGGAAGACGACGCCGGAGTTGAACGGGTAGCGCGAGTCGCGCCCCTTCGCGGTGTACGCCAAGTCGAACGGCTGATCCCAGACGTCATCGAGCGGCCGCAGAATGAGCGTGTCGGCATCGATGAGCAGAATCCGATCGCCGGGCGCCGCCGCCATGACGATGCGCTGCCACTCGTCCATCTTCCGCGTGTTCTGCACGTGGCTCTCGATGCGGAGCGCGCTCACCCGCGGCGGCGGCGTGGCGGCGGCGATCGTTCGCGTCCAGGTCGGACAGTGCTCGGCAGCCGTTAGCGCCAACGCGCGCGCCATCCGGCCCCAGCGATCCTTCGGCCCGGGATCGAAGTAGCACGCCTCCAGGCGCGGCGGCGTCATGCGACCCACCGCGGGACGGTGCGCCCCGTCCAGTTCGATCGATCGGATTCGCCCAGGTGCAGCACGTAGGCCTTTGGCACGACGGCCCTGGCTTTGAAATGGCGGTGGAAGACCAGGTCGTACTTGCCGGCAGAACTGAAGCTGCCGAACGCGACGCCTGGCCGGTAGCGGAAGAGTTGGAAATACCCGAGGCACTTGATCGCGGCCGAGGTCGCCGTCGCGGTCCCATGCGGGGCATGCCGGTGCCCTTTGCGTGGGCCCATCACGTTGAAGCGCTCCAGCGGCAGACGCCCGAGCTCATGCTGGTGGAGCGCGCGGGTGTCCTGGCAGTAGTACCGGGGACACCCATAGAGCGTCTCGGGATCGAGATCGTGCTGGCGCGGCAGCGGTCCGAATGGGACGACATCCGCATCGAGCGACAAGCAGCGTTCGCCCACGTCCGGCGGGTCGACGTGCCCGGGCGCGAACCCAAACGCCAGATCGAGCGCGCGGGCTTTATTGAATCGGACAGTCTTCGGACGCTCGTTTTCGACGGGCGCTTGAGCCGTCCAGACATCCGTCACGATCGCGATCGCACCGACCTGCTCGGCGATCGAGAGACTCTCCGCGTCGCCGGGCGCCGTCGCGACGATGAGCGTCGCCTTGGGGGCCCATTGCCGCCACCGAGGCAGCGTGAGCGCCAGGAAGTCGCCGTAGTGCACGCTCGCGATCACGATCCTCACAGCGTGATCCACCAGATCGTGCGGCTGCTCTGGACCGCGCCGCCGCCGAAGATCTCATCGACCGCGCGCTGCACGCCAGGCCAGTCGGGATGCCCGTAGTCATGCCCGGCGAGAATCCCGCCCGGCTTGACGAACTTCCGGTAGAGCTCGATGTCTTTCAGCACGGCCTCATAGTGATGGTCGCCGTCGATGAACACGAGGTCCGCGCGCTGGCCCTTCAACCGGTAACGCACCGAGCCGATCGCGTCGACCGAGGCTTTCCGAATCGGAATCACCTTCCCGGCTGTGATCAGGTCCGCGACGTTCCGCTGAAACTCCGCAAACGCCTCGTCCCACGTGCGGCCCTTGAGAATCCACTCGGCCAGCGACCCGTCGTCGTTCGTGTATTTCGTCCAAGGGTCGACGGTGATCACCAGGCCGGGACAGTGATCGCCCAGCACGCGCGTCGAGCGCCCGAGCCAGGCGCCGATTTCGATGACGACTTGACTCGCGGCGGCA